TAATTCAGCAGGGGTAGGAGACATACTTAATATAGATGGTGGAATAGATGCATCTTCACCAAGGCAAGTGTTAGATGGTGACGGCACAGGTCTTCCTCTTTACTTAACAACCACAAGATTAGGTATAAGAGAAAGTAGTCCAGACGGTACGTTGCATATAACATATTCTGGAACTGACGATACTGCACCAGGCCTTTTGGTAGAGTGTACAGATGCTGGTACAGCTACAGGGCCAGATATTATGATAAAAAGAAATAGTTCTAGTCCAGCAGATAATGACTATCTAGGAACACTAACTTTTGTAGGAAGAAACGATAATAGTCAAGATGTTGATTATTGCGATATATATGCTACTTTAATTGATGCATCTGATGGTAGTGAAGATGGGCTGTTAACTCTTCGTACTGTAGTGGCTGGTGCTCAAAATAATACTGTAAATATCACAGGAGGGAAGGTAGGTATAGGAACTTCATCTCCAGATAATACTTTGCATATTAAAAGTGCTGATGGTGTTGCAAAAGAGACAGTAAAATTAGAACAATTAGATATTGACGAACCGTTTATATTATTTACAGGGACATCTGCAAGTGATTCAACAAGGTCGGTAAGCTCGGATACAAGTTCGGACTCAACTAAAGCTGGAGCTATAAGAGTATCTATAAATGGGACAGATAGGTGGATTAGGTTTTACCCAGATGCATCATAGATATTGAATGGAGAGAAAGTGAGTAAAGAGAAGGCAAAAGATTATAAGGAAATAATAAACAAAGAGGAAAAACCTTCTATATCAGAGGTTTTAGAGAACATCAAGGTTCAACATAGTGAGCATTTAAAAAAGGCTGAATACCATAATACAATGGCTATTAAAGCACAAGGGGCGATAGAAATACTATCCCAACTAGAAGAAGGGGAAGATTAATGACAGGAACAGAATTAAGTACAACACTAGGCTTTAGATTAGAAGATACTGCTGACCCACCAACTGTATTTACTGTACAAATGAAAATGGATGCTATAAACTCTGCTCAAAGAGCAATAGTAAATTTAGTGCACGACCAATACCTAACTGAGTTAGAAGAGATAAAAAACAACCAGTCAGTATCTGGTGGCTCTGTATCGTTTTCTACTATGTCTATAGACCCAATAAGAAATAGAATATTAGGTGTGTATGATGAGACAAACGACAAATGGGCCACTATAATAGATTACAAGGACAGAAAAGAGCTGGATAATACATATTTAACTCCATCATCAGCAGATGCAGTTGCGTACGTTTTAAATGAGACGATTTATATTAAGCCAACAACAATTTCAACGGTAGACGTATGGTATCTTAAAAAACCTACAGATTATACATATAGTGATGGAACAAGTATGGCTACTGCTTGTGAGCTAAATCCTGCTCTATATGAGCCTATTTTAAGTTATGCAGAGTCTATACTATGGAGGATGGATAATAAGCTAAATCAAGCAAATACGGCCAATCAATCAGCAATACAGCAGGTGAATGTCTTGAACCAAAGAATACAACAAGATAATATAGAAACAATAGGAACACCTAAATAATGATAACCAATATTCCACTAAACAAAGGATTGATAACCCAAGCCGACCCAGAGGATGTAGGTGCTAATGCCTGTACAGAGTTAGTTAATGTTAAATTTGATAAGCCAGGATTAATTTACAAAAGGAAAGGCACAGGTGCAGAAGTCTCTACATCAAAAACCTTTAAATCTTTAATGAGATGGTATAACCCTAATATATCTGGAAATTATTATTGGATAGGGGTAGATACAAGCGATGATATATGGTATACTACTGATGCATCGCCAGGGAGCTCTTGGACAGAATTGTTTTTAGCAGGAGATTTTTTAGGACCAGAAACTCCAGGAATATCGTCTTCGTATGATATAATTTTAATAGACTATAGCTCTATGCTTAGATTCGCTTGTGGAAGAGATGACTCGCCAAGATTACTACAATATATAGACAGAGATTTTTTTTGGTCAGCAGAGGAAGGAACACCAGGTTTTTATACCGACATAGGAAGGCCCAGAGATGTTTTAGAGTCTCATCTATCAGAGATGGAAATTTTCACTTCTACAGATACATATTCTTGGTTTCATAATGGAACATCTTTTATAGGTGCATCTGGTTTAGACCTTTCAGCTAACACTTATCATTATAGAATAAGTTATGTTTTTGACGGAATACAAGAAACCCCTCTTTTAAATTTTCATATAGATACAGGGTCTTTTTCTGGAACTAAAGTTCCTTGGATAGAGATAAGTTATGATACAGGTTCAAGTCTAGCTAATTGGAACAAAAGAATTACAGGCATTAATATTTATAGAGCATCATCGTATGCAGGTTCATATTTGAAAGTAGGCTCAATATCAACAAAATCAAACGACCCAAATGTTAAAGATTTAACTGGTTGTAAGCCAGACGCAAGTGGAGATGTGGGTAAGTATGGTTATTTCCGTACTTCAAGTGGGGAATTAACGGATACTTTAGCTGGAAAATTACTTTTGTATAATGGACATAATGAGTATTTTGCAAGTTCCCAGGGCTCTGGAGTAGGGAATGGTGTTTATAGGCTATCTAGTGCTTTAGGGGTAGAGGCTTATCACGGAGGGGCTGGAAGAGATGCTACAGAGGATGACAGTATATGGGCAGAAGATTTTATCGTAATAGACTCTCAGCTCTTAACTACGTCTAATAATGGGACATTTGAAACAACGAACACTCTAGCTACTGATGGGTGGTCTGTAGGTTCTGTTGGTACTATTGATTCTACTTGGTATATTACTAACGCAACAACATCATTAATTGGGTCAAGAGTTTTGTCTTTTGCTTTAAGTAATGGGACAACAACAGCTTACGACTTATATTCACCGACAATGACTATAAGTGCCGAGACAGAATATATTGCTGAGTGTTGGGTAAGGCCCCAAGCTAGTCAGACAGAAACAGCAGGTAATTTTGAATTAAGTATTTCAACTTCATCTGGGACTCCAAGTTATGGAGATGCTGATGGTAAAGCTGTTAGTACTATAGTGTGGAGCAATAAAGACACAGATACATATAAAAGATGTACTACTCCAGGAGGTGATAAACTAGCAGGGTGGGAAAGAATTGTAAGCAAGGTGACATCTGGTGCTGGAGAAACCAATGCAAGGGTAAACCTGCGAATAAAAGATGCTGGTCTTGACAACCCAGAGTCTTGGGTGATAGACAGTCTATCATTTGGGAAGGTTCTTGTTGATGCAAGGACTACAGGAAAAGCATATGCAGGTAAGTATGTAGCTTGTGGCTCAAATTGGGATTTAGGGTTGGTTGATTCGCATTCTGGGTTTACATTTCAAAACGGAGACAGTCTTGGAGATGATGCTGATAAGCGAGGGTGGATTTGGAAGAACTCAAAGAGGGCTGTATATTTTTATAATGACCTTCCAAGATTCCCTATCAACGAAACAGCCCCAG